TGAAATATCTATATAGTAGAAAATATGCCAGGATTGAAAAAGAAAGAACTAAGAACAGAAGATGACTTGACTCTAAAGCAAAAGAAGTTTGTGGATATCTATGTTAAAAATTGGGGTAATATTACAAAAGCTGATGCTCTAAAAGAAGCAGGATATGAATGTAAGAATACAAATGATTACTCAGTTATAGCTAGTAGATTAACTAATAGAAAACTAAACCCTCACGTTGTTAAATATTTAGACAGAATTTATAAGGAAGAATGTGCGAAGTATGAAGGTGATAACCTAAGACGATATAAAAGATTAGAACGAATTGCTTTAAATGCAGAAGCTGATAAACAGTATGCTGCTGCTATTAATGCTGAATACAGATCTGGACAATTAGCAGGTCAGTATGTAGATAGGAGAGAAGTAAAAGTAACTGGTCTGGAGGGTATGTCACGTGAAGAGCTTGAGAAGAAACTCAAAGAGCTTTCAAACAAAATCGATGGATACAATGCGAAAACCATCGAAGTTGTTGAAGACACAAAAGAGATTGAACAGGGCTAGTTGGTCTGAGTTTATTAAAATATTTAATAAAAGACACAACAGTCACTTGATGACATCACTAGGCGTAATTAATGTAAAAGTTGATGAAGACTGATCTTTGTATTGTTGGTGGTGGTACAGCAGGTTATGTAGCTGCCTTAGTTTTAAAAACAAAATATCCTCATTTAAATATTAATTTAATTAAATCTGATAAGATTGGTATTGTTGGAGTAGGAGAAGGTAGTACACCTCATTGGGATAATTTTATAAGAACTGTTGGTATTACAGCAGATGAAATTATTAGAGAGTGTGGAGTTACATTCAAGACATCTATTTATTTTAAAAACTGGGGTTACAAAGATTATAATCATTCAGTAGATAATTCTATTATGAAAGATTACTTCAATACTAAGATTAAACTATTATATAAATTTTATAATAACTACCATCCTAAACAAATTGGCCCTGTAGAACATTTAGCTAAACAATTAAATTCAGAAAGTAGAAAACCAGTTAATCAATTTCATTTTGATACATTTAAATTAAATGCATTCTTAAAAAAGAAAAGTGAAGAACGTGGTGTTAAAGTTATTGATGATGAGATTACAGAAGTACATATAGGAGAGCATGGAATACATTCTATAAAAGGTAAAGTATTATATCATTCTAATTTTTGGGTTGATGCTACAGGTTTTAAAAAATTATTAATATCTAAATTAAATAGTAAGTGGGTTGGTGTAAATCCTTGGTTAACATTAAATACAGCTATCACATATCATACACATAAGGATGAAGTACCTGATTTATGGACTGAAGCTCATGCACTGTCAGCAGGTTGGAAATTTAAAATACCATTACAAGAAAGACAAGGTAATGGATATATATTTGATTCTAATTATTTGTCTGAAGATGCTGCTATGGAAGAGATCAACAATGTCGAGCTTGCAGCTAAAGATAAACTTAAGACTATAAGATTTACAGCTGGTTACCTGGAAGAGACTTGGAAAGGTAATTGTTTTGCCATTGGGTTGACTGGTAGTTTCTTTGAACCATTGGAAGCTACTTCTATTGCAACATCAGTGCAGCAATCATTTATGTTAGCTACAAATTTAATTAATTATGATCAAGTTGTTATTGATAGATACAATAAACAGTTTACTAAGTTGGTTGAGAACATCAGAGACTTTTTAATATTACATTATAGAACCAAAAGAACAGATACTAAGTTTTGGAAAGATAAGGCTAGTATGGATATACCAGATAGTCTTGCTGCTAAACTTGAAATAGCTAAGAGAAGATTATTGACTAAGGATGATTTTGATGATGGCCATTATGCATTATGGAGAGATCAACATTATGCGATTGTTATGTATGGAATAGGTATGTTAGATCAAGATATGGTCAGATTACACTATGAAGCCCTACCTGAGGCTATTAAAAAGCAGCTATTTTTCGAAAAAAACGATGAGGTAGATCAGCAGTTTGCTGTGCAGTATATTAATCATGATAAATGGCTTCAACAAGTCAGAGAAGGACATAGAGTAGTAGATGAACAAAAAAATAGTAATTAAGAAACGAGCTAAACATTGGAAAGATAAATTTCCTATGGTAGCTGTGGACTGGTTGGACATCGTGAGTGATGCGAGTTGGTTAACTATTGAAGATCTTAAGAAAGCTAAACTAGCTACTTGTACTTCTAAAGGACATTTATTTAGTCAGTCTAAAGGTATTACTAGACTGTTTGCAGACTGTTCCACAGATGATAAGGGAGAGTTAGAATCTATAGGAAATACTACTATCATTCCTAATACAGTTATTGTAAAGATAACTAAACTATGAAGTTATATAAAAACTTTCTAAGCAAAGAAGATCATAAGCGTATATGTACAATGGTATACCACCGAGACTTTCCTTGGTTTAATGAATGCCTTGAGCTTGGTAATGATAATAAAATTGTTAATGATGACAAGATAGAAGCAAGTCAGGTTTGGAAACAACAGCATTATTTATTTACTGAACATCCACAAAGATTCTATTCACCATTCTTTCATGAAATTATGATGCCTTTGTTGGGTAAATTAAATTTTAATACATACAAAAGAATTTGGATTAATAACTATTACAGAGATAAGGAACCAATCAAGTTTGATTATCATACTGATGAAGACTACTCTCATCTCGTTGCAATCTATCAATTAAATACTTGTAATGGGTATTTAGAATACTCTCCTGCTGGGAAGGTGGAGTCAGTTGAGAACAGCTTGATCTTATTCGATGGCACAAAAAAACATAGACCTGTGACTCAAACAGATATGCCATTTAGAACAAATATTAACATAGTCTTGACTTGATATGGCAGCTAAAAATCGTGAGAGTTTGTTGTGGCAAAAACTAAAAAAAGGTTGTCCTGAAATCTTTTTTACCCGCATAGAATCTAGCACAATCAATGGTATTCCTGATGTACACGCAGTATGTAAGAACAATGTGTTTTGGGTAGAATTAAAATCAGATTATGTCAGTTATCCTAAGCTGAATAAGTGGCAGATAGTTTGGATCAATAAATATATCAAGGCTGGTGGAAAAGTATTTATCTTGGTTGAAGACCTCTTGGAGAGAGTCCTTAAACTGTATGAACCAGTGTCCCGTTTCACTGATCCTCGTTTACTGAAGCCTCGTTCTCGTTTCTCGCTTACTGGACAATGGCCCGGCATCCAGGCAGAGCTCATGGATCCTGCCCAGCAGCGTTCTCCGTGAAGCTCGTGTCGTTTCTCGTTGTTATTCCTCGTTTCTCGTATACAATGAACACAGGATGGTGAGCCCCTGCAGCGTAGCTCTGGTTGCCAGGCAGGAAGCTCTCGTTCTCGTTCTGGTGCTGGGTTATTTATTACCTCTTTAGTTTGTCCCAGCCCCGGGGCGTAACCTTCGCTTCAGGAAACGGTGCTTGACAGCTATCCCACGATGTCGTATGGTTGGGAAAGGAGAAACAATGACGGAAATAAATGAAGCTATACGTCTCGTTCAGGATCAGAACAAAGCTCGTTTGTACGAAACTAGACTACGGGGGCTGCAGAAGCAGAACCTAGAGCTCACCAGTCTGGTAAAGTTTATAACGGAGTGGCTCGTTGAAAATGTCGAGGACGAAAGTAACAATGATGAGTTTAACCTACGTGCAGACTCAGCTGACCTGCTGCACAAGATCGAAGAAAAATTAAAAAAAATAAAAGCTTGACATTTATCCCATCTGGTCTTATGTAAGAGCTGCTCATGTTTAATGAAATAATCCTAAACCAATTGGGAGTTGTTCGAAACGTAGGACTTCAGTGACATGGGCAGAACGTTCAGGGACTAGTGTGCGACTACGGTCGCAAGTCCCGTAAACATAAAAGGAGAACATATAATGATCAAAGAACCACAAGAGGTGAAGAGCTGGTGGCTGATGCCATCCCTCAAGAAATGCCTTCAGGAATATGAAGCACAGGATATCGGACTAGTTAGTGACATTGCAAAACACGGCTGCAGCGGAGGCGTTGCCGGTGTTACGTATTACTCAGAAACCGAAGCCTTCCATGCACAGCATTCCGGAGAGATCTGGCAGCTGCTACAGGATCACGCTGATGACGCTGGCCTACAGAAAGGTAACATGCTGTGTCATATCTCGAAGGATCCGGGCTCGTTAACACAGCTCGTGAATGATTTAGTTTGGTGGGCCCTGGAGGTGACTGCCCAGCACATGGTGCAGGAGAAAGGAAGCTCGTGTCGCTGATACTGGGTGCTTGGGTATTTGCTGTGCTGATGTGGCCTTCCGGGACGCTGCTGGTAACCTCACTGGTCGTACTCTCGTTGCTAGGAGTCATTTGATGTCGTCTCGTTCTATTAGAAGATCTGGCGTGCCAGGCAGGAAAAGTTTCCCAGCCCCCGTGCAGGAACATCTGCTGATGTTAGAAATGTGTATTTCTACTTTAGAATGATTCTAAAAGATAATTGTTGCATTGTGTCGTGGGATTTGATAAGAGAGGGAAACCCTTAACAAAGGAGTAAATATGGGAATGGACGTGTATGGTTTGAACCCAAAGAAAATTGGGGAAGAACCGAAAAGACCAACTAACTTGTTCAATGGTAAAGAACCTCAACCAACAAAGGAAGAGGTACATACCTATTTTGAGCAGAAAGAAAAATACGAAGAAATAAATGCAGGAATATATTACCGAGCAAATGTTTGGTGGTGGCGACCACTCGGCTCGTTGATATACGATAAGATACGAGATAAGGAATGGTTCACTAACGAACACGCAGACGCACTTCAGGACAATAGTGGTATGGAATGGAATGAAGAAGAGGCACTAGAGATACGTGATGAATTACAGTTAGCAGTATCAAGTGGCGAGTGTCAACGCAGAGAGCAGGAACAGAAAGATAGAGCTCGTGTGTCGGAACAATGGAATAAGAAAGTACAAGACCAAATGGATAAGCTCGTGGCAGACGCAGGAGTAGATAAGGATACAGCACCAATAGATTACCCACCTGAAGTTAAAGCCAAGTGGGACGCACTATACAAGACTAGGACGTGGGACGATAGCTACCCATTTAGCGAAGACAATGTTAAGAGGTTTATAAGATTTCTTAATGAGTGTGGTGGTTTTCAAATATGTTAGACCTATCACATTTGAGTGGCGAGGCAACGACCTCGCCCTCGCCTCGTCTTAAAATAGTGTCGTGGTGTATTAATGTTAAGTACGAGGACGGCACAACTAAAAATCTGGCAGGACTTCCCAACGAAGTTGCAGAAACAGTTGATAGACATTTAGACAGTTTAGAATAATTCTAATTAGCAGGTAAAAATAAATATGTTAGTAGCAAATTTAGTAGTTGCATTGGTTATGGGATTTGATAAGATATTCAAGTCAAATACAAAAAAAGGAGTATATAATGACAAATGCAGTAAGAAAACTAAAGCAAGATGAAAAGAAAGTAGTCCTTGCTTATGTTCAATTAAAGCTAAAGTCTAATAGACTTTCTAAAGAGTTAGACACTATGAAACAAAACATAGTTGATTGCTTTGATAGAACAAAACAAAACTTAATCATTGTTCAAGATGAACAAGGAAATAGTTTTGGACTTCAAAAGATAAATCGTAAGAGAAAGAAATTTGAAACAGCAAATTTCAAGATTGCTCATAATGATTTATTCAATAAGTTCACAACTGAGATTGAGTATAATGAGTACAAAGCAATAGGAGATAATAATGACAAATAGTCTAATTACTATTGCTAAGACATTAGCAGAAAGAGTTAATGACAATCAACCTACTTCAATGTCCGATATGCACATTGAAGTTAATGGTAAGAAACAACTCAACTATGAAATAATGTTTCAATTACTACAAGGCGAAGTAGAGAAACACATATTAGAGAATCAAGGTAATGAAGTAGTTGATGAGTTTAAACAAAAGATATTAGACAAGTTCAGTAGTCTAATACAACAACTACAACAATAATCACGCAATAGTCGTAGCCCTTATGGGCTACGACCTTCCATCAAAGTTCACCAGCACCACCTGTAAATCACCCCTGTATAGAAGGCTCATACGAGTTTTCAGAACGAAAACCACAACATCTAGTATTTAAGTTGCGTTTGTACCCTAGATTTTGTGGGCAACGGGGTTTATAAAGCTGGATAAATAAATATACTAGATATGTAAACGGTATGAATGTATTACTGCAAAGGGGGTCTTTGTTTTTTTTGGAGTCCCTAGCCCCCGGGGGTATATAAAATTATGGATATAGATCGACTATCAGATGAAGAATTAAAAGATATAATTTTTAAAAAACAATTAGAGTGGATCAA